TGTGACACTTTATTTACTGGCACGCTTCTTCTTTTTCTTGCGTGGCATTCGTGTACCTTTAGGATCTCGTAGCAAATCTCGTTTGATTTGCTTCAGTTTCTTGAGATGATCCTTAATCTCGTTTCTGTATATCATACTCTATGATAATCTTTTTAGATGATCGACCAATAGAGTTGAGTGTTTCTGTTCTTTCAACTGTACCACCTAGTAATGCTGCTATCTGTAAGCATTCAGAGATTAACTCTCCTTTGTCTAGGTTGAGAAACTTATCTTCTTCAGTTGTCATGGCAATTCTTTCAGTTGTTTCCAATGTGAATACATTTGACCAAATAGCATTCCTTCATGTGATTTAATATTATCACCATCTAGGAGTTCTATCTGTCTCTTTGAAAGTTTATTCCCCATCATTTGTTTATATTCTTTGGGGAAGTTTTCAATCAACTCAGGATCTATCATTGTGTAATAATAATATGATTGTTGTTAGTTGTAACTGTGAAATTCTTCTGAACATTCATCTTTGAATTTAGCATTTGCTTTGCTAGATCCTTTAAGAGTTTTTCAGTGGATTCTGTCATAGGTATGATGTTGCCATGATCGGACTTATCCATCACCCAGTGTGCTTTCTTCATTTGTAAGTATCAATTTGAGGACGTAGATCGGTATGAGAGCGAGCGTGCCTCCGAGCATTGTGAATACTACTATAGTATAAAGATCTATTAAGAGTTCATCCATTATAAGGCCATAGTTTATTAGTTTTTCGGTACTCTAGCACCTCCAAGACATCATTATATTTGTCTTTAATGCCTTGTTTGTTCTCAATCCACCAGTGGAATAGCAACTCCATTATAATAGAATTGCTCCTATGATAACACCTTTAGCAAAAGATATGCAAAGTACTTGATAGTCTGTCCATCCAAACTTATCTTGGCATTTCTTAATTAGTTTCTTATCTAACTCGACTGCCTTGTCGAAGTATTTCTTTAAGGGGAACTTGATTTTCATTTCTTTAGAATGTATTTGTTAATAATTTCTATCTGGTCATGCCATCTAGCAACTTTATCTAGTTCCTGCTGCATTGCATCGGTAACATCAGGATGTTCGCCAATACCAACAGGATTATTTAGATATACTTCAATGTTTGCAATGTGCATCTGGATTTCTCCGTTTGCATGTGCTAATAGTGCTTTAATTAATTGGTCTCTCATTGTTTCAAATGTTACATGTATTTGTATGTATGTAAAAGATAGGTATAAATTTTTGTTGCTAATCCCACACATTTGATATAAATAGTAGTAGAATTAGGATAAGCAAGATGAACCCAAAAGGTCTACATTATGCTGTTAAAGACACACTTACTGACACCTAACTCAATTAAAGACAATGCACAACATAATCTCACAGAATAGAATGGCAGACTGGAATCACCATAGTTATGACACTTACGTCAGTTCATCTGAACAAGCATTGGATGATTACTACGAATGTCTCATAGAATGTGAAGATAGTCAGTCAAGTTGTAAGCGAATCTGCAAAGAGATTCTAAGTTAAATATACCACGAACAGTTGAAATACTGTCACAAGACCTCTGAGATACCTCTCAGGGGTCTTTTACTATGGAAGTTCCATCCAATAATTGATATGGTGGGTCTGGTGATTTTTCTACTTCCACTTCAACTGCATCAAATATACGGTGAAGTGCTTTAGAGTATAATCTATATCCACTGCCAACATACATCTGGCCAGCGAATACTGATACTGTTGCTGCTCCCCAAAATAGATAATAAAACCTAGATTTAACTTGTGCTCTTAGTTTTTCTTTCTTTTTGGTCATAATACTGTAGTAATCTGTAGTCAGTTGGTTTTAGATTAAGTCGATTGATTTGTTTGATTGCATCATCTACATCTCTGAACCATGATTTGTTAAAGGAATCTTTCTTGGTTGGTTCTAGGTAGATAGGAAATGAGGCATGAGGAAACAAATCTTTCTTTCTTGCATACTTAGGGACAATTGGTTCTTTCTTTTTTCGTCCGCTTGTGCTCCGCTTAGATAGTTTCTTAGTGTTACTATCAAATGCTCTTTGAGTCTTTGGCATGTACTTTTTCTAGTAGATTTCTCATAACGTCAATCCTGCGAAGGAGTTCCTCTGCTTTCTCGTGATCTGATTCGTTGAATGCAGTCATGTATTCGAGTACCAACTCCCGCATTTCGTCACTCTGTGCATGATTCATAGAGTTCTTGTAATTCATTCTCGTTAAAGAATAGTGTAGACTCTGTATTTAATAGTTCTGGGTTCAACCACTCGAACCATTCATCGGCAAAGTCCAACGCGGAATTTATGTCTTCCGTTGCCATCAAATGCCTAAAGCGAGAAACTACCCAGTCATAGAGGTATTCGCGTTGTGCGGAAATCATGCGTAATTCATCCTCACTAGGATTAATAGTTTGTTCATTGTTCATTGGTAAACTCCACATTCAATTTGGCATCTGCTAATGCACCCACCATTGTCCATGCAGTTTCACCTGCTACCATGTTCTCATCACAATAATACTCAATAGTATCCTCAAGTATTTCCTTGAGTTCTACGAGTTGTGATGCTCTTTCATTACTAATGCTCATCTTCTCACCACTGTAAGATCATTGGTCAAGTGATTGTAAGATAGAAATGCTAACTCACTTGGTAACACTTGCTCTAGTGCCTTACAGAATTCTAATGTAAAGCGAGACTGATACCTCCAAAACTTCTTCTCTTCATCAGAGTGAGGTTCGGCACTGGTCTTAACTTTAACTGTAAATTGCTTTGTATTCTCAACATCTATGTCAGCAAGCAATTCTTTTACATGCTCAACTATCATAGGTGCTGCTTTCTGTACTTTAAGTTTGGTGAGTCTAGGGAGATTTGTCATTAAAATGATGCAATGGAATTAGTATAGCATGAAAAATGGGTGAAGTCAATACTGACGACACCCGATCAAATTATCTCATATATAAATATCCACCTGCCCAGTCTGCACGATTAATACAAATTTGGAATGACTCGTCATCCATAAGTTCGTATCTTACATGCTTTGCTGGTGCTTGCCAACCTGCTGGTTTGTAAACTTCACCAGTTTTCTTGTCAATGAAAGCATGAACACTTCCATCTCTGTACTCGTTTCTATCTCTGAAAGTATCATAATCCTGTTGGATTAGTTTGTAATACTTTCTACCTGAAGCAACACGAAACTTCATTAGTTTCGCAGTGCCATTCTCTAATGCTGCCAATTGACCTTTAGAATACTCTGACATTCCACCTTCAGAGTTTGTTAAGATCATTCTCTTGTGATAACCTCTGTACTGGTTCTCTAGTGCCTCCGTAAGACGATTGACCCTAGATTCTACAGTAGGATAGGTTTCTTGAAGTGAAGCAGTCATTTAAGGATGATATAATGGTGAGAGAAACAAAAACAGGGGTCAGTGCATTACTCTTTCGTCATGTGTCTGCTTCTGAGTCAGACTAGAAAGAAACCTCTTTTGTTTCCCATGTACTTATTATAACGTATCCGAGGGACTTGTCTCTGTGGCCTGTGCCACTTCTTTAACTGGTTGTGAACTGTCCTTTTCTGCTGCTTTTGCCTTTATGGTATCAATGGTCTTTAATGACCATGAATATACGTTCTTAGCAGTTGGTACAATTACATCAGTGGTAAATTCATCCCACTCATATAAATGGATCTGCCAACGTACCTTTGCATCTTCAATGTATTCACCTAGACTAATGTGAGTTTCATCAGGTCTATCAGTTGGTGGTTTATAGAGACTGCCTTTAACTTTCTTGGATGGTGCTTCAGTCATAGCATTGTATAATATGTACTAATTTTTATTTATTCTCATTGGTACATCTATCGTCCAACTTGGTGACGATAACTTAATCATTTTAAATTCTTTCTTTGCTTTCTCCCTTAACTTTGCTGCCTTCTCTAGTTTGTTTAACTCATCTTCACGACCTGCTTCAGGTTGTATCTCACCATA